TTAAACGGTATAATAAGACCTGTTGACGACCCTATTTGGGATAGAATAATGCCACAAAATGATTTTGGTTGTAGATGTATAGTTGTGCAAACTTTAGCAACTGACATAACACCATCGAGCAAAAGAAATAAAAAAACGAAAGAGGTATTCCAAGAATTTAACAAGGGTAAAGGATTCGATTTTAACCCTGCTAAGACAGGCTATATATTCAAAGAAAGAGGAAAAGGTAAAGAACGTTATTTTAAAGTTCCTAGAGCTTTTAAAGATGAGCAAAAGAACAATTTTAGTTTTCCAAGTGTTCAAGAAGTAACAAATAAAACAGTATAATATGGCAAATATAGGATTTAATAAAACAGTATAATATGGCAAATATAGGATTTAATGGGAATTACGGGACTTCGTTACCTGTAGGAGTAAGCGATTTAGGGACTTTAGTTTGGGATAACGTTTTGTTTCCTTCGTTGCTTTACGACCATTTACCACTAAGATTAGACGCTGCGACCGTATCAGTAAACATGGCTAAGGAGATTGTGAGGACGAAAATTTCGACTGTAAAAGGGGAGTTTAAGGAATATACAGCCACAGGGGACTATGATATTTTAATAACAGCCTTGATTACACCGCCGCCGCTTTCATTTAGTAAATTATTATCAGTAGGCGACCAACACCCTACACGGCAATTAAGGGCATTTATGAGTGTGTTTGATTTTAACGATGTTGTTCAGATACGATCTAAATACCTTAATAATGTAATGGATATTAATAAAGTTGTCATTAAGAGTGCTAGCATGTCACCCGACACGCCAGACACCTTTAAACTAACGATAAATTGTATTTCAGACTTTGATTTTGATTTTGGAGACTTTGGATAAATGACTTTAATTGTAAAAGGAAAGCTTCCTAACATATTAAAAAACAATCGTAGGTTAATGAAAATATTGCCTCGAAAGATTGCTGTATTGTCTTTAAATCACTACTTAAAAGGATTTGATAAAGGAGGAAAGCAAACTAACGATTCTTTGTCAGGGTGGAAAGCAAGGAAAAAAGAAACTAAAAAGACTAGGGGGCGGGCTTTATTGGTTCAATCAGGAGACTTTAAGAGGTCTTTAAGTATATTATTAGTCAACAAGTCAATGATAAAATTAGGGACTAATGGCATACCCTACGCAAGCTTTCATAACGAAGGGTCTAAAGGCTTACCAAAAAGAGAAGTTTTAGGCGAATCCAAAATTTTAGATTATAATATTAAGAAATTAGCTATTGCAGAAGCTAGAAAACAAAATAGAAAATGAATTGGAGATACGAAATAAAGGCTTTTTTTACCGAACAAATAAACGAAGCTTTAGGAGAAATTAACCTTTGGGGGGCTTGGAACACGCAAGTTGATAACACAAAAGAGGAAACATTTGGTGATTTAGCCGTTTTCTTTGAATATTCAAGTATTGATATTGGAGCAGAATATCTAAAACAAAACGCTTACCAAAGAGCCGATAGGACACCCGTAAATGTAACTTTACACCTTGTTTTTAACAACCAAAGCACACAGCACCAAGATTTGGCTTATGACTATGCTCAATCTATTATTCAGAAGTTAGCAGGTAAAAAACACCCCTGTATTCATGGTCAAATCGCTAAAGTTGGCGAAGTAGAAGACACAAGTCATGAGGTTCAATATGAGTATCAAATCACTTTTGCGATGCAAATTAAAGAGTTCTATAATAGTGAAATCGAGCTTCAAGACGCTAATCCAGAAGACGCAACGGGCAACCCATTAACAGGTAGAAGGATTACATTTGAGATAATACCAGAAATAGAAATTTAATTCTATTTAACATAATAATTCTATTTAACATAATAAATTTGTATATTTGCTACGATGGAAAAACTAAAGTTTCTTAAAAATAGCAGTTCTGACATACCTCAGATGCGTCTTATAGGCGAGTTTGACAGGTATGATGCTAGTGAGATATGCAACGCTTTTAAGCACGCAAAAGACAACGGTTATAAACGTGTTCGTATGATATTTAACTGTTACGGCGGTTATATTAATGCCGCTTATACGATTTTGACAGAAATGAATCTTTTCATGGCAGAGGGTGGAATTATCGAAACTTTAAATGCTGGGCGTGCCGATAGTGCCGCAGGGTGGTTGTTTTCGGCAGGAACTAGAGGTGAAAGAAAGGTGATGTCTTACGCGGGTATGACTTTACACCCTCCAATGTTCCCAAACGGTCAAAGCCTTGAAGATTTTGACGAAGGTTCAGAAGAGCGTAATTTAATAGAAGCTGAATTAGATAAGCTTGTTAATATCTTTGTTCAAATCACATCTTTAGCTAAGAACACCATTAAAAATATGATGGTTGTTACAACGTCTTTAGATGCTGAACAATCTGTAAAAAACAAATTTGCAGACGAAAAAATTGAAGTTAACAACTTCCCAGAGGTTAAAAATTCCATTACAAGCAAGGAGTTTGTTAATTTAGTTGAAAATATAGAAATAAAAGAAAATTTAAGTTTAAACAATAATAGTAAAATGTCAAAGAAAGTAAATGAGTTATTGAATTTGATGCCAGAGGCTTCGGATTCTGCACAAGAAAAAGCGATTAAAGCAATTATCGCAGACAGAGACGGGCTTCGGAATAAGCTTGTAGAAAAAGATACTGCTTTTGGTGAATTAAAAACCGAGCATGATTCTTTAAAAAACGAAATCCAAGAACAAAAAGACGCTAAAGCCGTTGAGTATGTTGATTCTTTAATTGAAAAGGATAAGCGTCTTGAAGATTCTAAAGAAAGCTTAGTTAATATGGCTAAGATTGACCTAGACGCTTTTAAAGTGTTAAATCCTTTGGTTAACAAAACTGAGACAGGTGCGGACATTGATAAGGATATTGAAGAAAGCGACGATAAGACAGAAAAAGAAGCTTTAGAAGCTAATGCAACTGAGTTCTTAAACATGTCTATCGAAAAGAGAAACGAGTTAAAAAACAACGATTATGCTAAGTTCACTAAACTAGCTTCTGCATATGACAAAGTAAATCTACAATAAAACAGAAGTTATGAATAGAATTAAATTTAACGACTACTTAAACTCTATCAAAGATGCGAGTTTAAAAAATGCGATAATGTCACACGGCGTAGGAGAGGGTTCTAACCTTTCTGATTCGTTACGAGCTATGAGTTCTAACGAGCAGCTAAAGAACACTACAGAGCCTAGAATGAAGCTTTACACGGCTGAAATCAATAAGTATCTGTATGCTGACAACTCTTTTATTACCAAGTCTCAAAACGATGCCGCTTTTGCAGCTTCTGGTGAGGTTAAGGTTTTAAATGATGCTGCTGCTGGAACAACAGTAACAAAAGGGCGTGTTTATGCTAAATCTTTAGCAAATAATGCAAACGCACCGACTCAAACTGTTAAGATTAGAAAGAATAGTAACCACGAATGGGCCATCGAGTATTTCCATACTACACCGCAAGCGATAAGCATGGAATTAACATCTGAGGTTCCTTACGAGGCACGCCAGGACTTATTAAACTCTCATGCTGACGTAATGATGCAAGCTGTTGCTAACTTTACAGCCGTAGAATGGTCACAGGGAGAGGTTGGAGTTGCTGAAACTTTAATTAATCCTTTAGGTGGTTCAGATAAGTTTTTATTCACTTCGGGAACAGACACTAGAACGACTTCTGTAGTAGGAGCAACTGGAACGGTTAAGAAGATGGTTAAAGCCGACTTACAGAATGTTAAGAGTGCTTTCACACGTCAACATATGACACAAAAAGGGAAGATGTATTTCTTACCTACTGTAGAACAGTATTCAGACATCTTAGAGATGAAAGATTTTGTTGACTACGAAAAAACAGGTCAAGTTTCTAAATTAATTATGGGTGAGGTTGGTCTTGCTTTTGGAATTACAATTTTAGACCCTAGACATAGGGAAGATTGGGGAGCTAATGTTCTTTATACTTATACAGCTTTATCAACTGGAACAACTTCTTTAACTAAGATTGAAGATACCGCTAGTTCTGGCGCAAATATGGCTTCTGCTGGTTTATTCTGGATAGATTCACAAGTTAAGAGAGCACAAGGTTCGGCGGTTGTATTCCCGTGGTTAAAGTCTCCTATTTACATGGGTGACGTTTACGCTTCTGAGATGCGTTACGGTGCAATTAAGAAAAGAGGCGACGCTAAGGGTGTTGTGATGTTACTAGACAATCCATTTACATCATAAACGATGGGTAATAATAATAAAAATAACAGGGGTGAAAAAGCCCCTGTTATTACACCAAAAGAACAACCATTAACAGCCCCTTTAGAAGTTAAAGAGGAAATTAAGGATGTTAAAGAAGAAACTAAAAAAGAAAAAAAGATGTTTACAATTACAGCAACTATTGACAAAACAAAAGTAAGTTTAGAGCTTACCGACCAAGAGGTAAATACAGCTATCGGAATTTGCGAAAACAACGGAGTTGAAGAAGTTATTACAATGAAGAAGCACAACGGTGCTGCAATGTTTTTTGTTAATGATACAAACGCTGAGGCTTGTCAGAATAGACATAAATTTGACTATTCTTTTACTATCTCATTAAAAGATTTAAACAAACATATAACTAAATAGTTATGACTTTACAAGTAAATATAGTCGAGGGCGGTCTTGGACGGCTTTCTGCTAATTATGATAATTACGCGGCTTTATGGTTCGGCTTGACCGATTCCATGTATGCCACTGGTTATAAATCGGATTTATACACACTTACTAGACCAGAAGATGCCGAAGCGTTTATTTTGGCTGTTGAGACGGCTCAAACAACGCCTACTCAGTCAGATTTAGACATTATACAAGCAAATGTTAATGAGTTTTTTAGATTGTCTCCTAACGGGGTTTTGATTGTTGGTGCAGGCGAGGACTTTGAGGACATTAAAACAGGGGTCTGTTTTAATGATTTTAGAGTAGAAAACGACAAAGTAAGGCTTTACG